CTGGTTCGGACTTTCTCTAGGTTCAGCTAAAGAAACCTTGGGTTTCTGAGCCTTCTTTGGTTGTAATTGCTTCGGTTGAATAACTTTCTTTGTTTCTTTTGGTTTCTCTTTTACTTTAATGGGTTTACCAACGGGAATGGAGATTGGTTTATTAGGAGCCAAATTAGGTGCAGAAGTTGATTCTCTCATCCTTCTGAACCGCTTGGGAATAAGAGATTTAGATTTGCTAAGGAATTCTGGACGAATTCTATAACTATCATACTCCTTATCATATGGAGTTTCGATCTCATCATCATCATAGTCACTATCATATTCTTCTTCTATGATAAAATCACCATCCTCATCATATTCGCCATAATGTTCTTGCACAAAGCGTTCAAATTGATTACCTAACTCACCACGCAATTCACTAAGGAATTTGGTTTTGTGAGTCTTTGGATCATGCTCGACAACTTTTTGCTTCTCATCATCCCAGTAATAGAGATAACCATTAAATTTCATTTTAGGTTGATTTTTCTGTTTTCTAGCATTATTTTTCTTGGCTCCACGTCCGCGCTTATTTTTTCCTTTCTTTTTATCTACCTTTGTTTTCTGGTAGCGCCCTCCTTCTCGAGGAGTATCACTACAAGGAGCGACTAAACAAGGAATTTTTGTAAAAAGACTTTGTAAATAGGATCGAGAGTTCCACAGTTGCCTACAGAACATAACAAGCACAGCATTTATCATGATAAATTCCTGCGGAGCCCCATGCTTCCTAAAATGCTTTATGCAAGCTCGGCCAATTATACTTTTGGACATAGCCTGCATGACTTTACTAAAATAATTTTGGTCTTTTGGAGTTTTACTCACGAGATATTCACCATTCTTAATTGTATGAACTAAGAAATTGAAATCACGCATTAAAATTCCCATAAAACCAAGTCCAACTACCGTTTGGCCAAAATGTGTATGGAAGCCATCCGATATCGCCATAAGAGTAGAGGACATTTCAATCACTACGTCCTTATTTTCCGCACCTTCTCCACTTTTCTTTGCGCCCATCATAGCTCTAACGGCTGACAAAGCCAACTTAGTTAGTTTTTCCATGATAGGAAACAAGAAGAAACAGAAGATGATAGAATAAATAAGGTCTGCCACATAGTTTCGCTGCAAATACTTAAAATAGACATACGTGTTACCCAATAATCCAAAGAAAGTTGGAATAAGGCATATTGGGTAAACCATACTAACAACTGCAAAGGCAAAATTTACTGAGACAGCGCCCATTATGTTGTTCGACCAATATAATGCCGCCAATCTCCCACGTCCAACATGGTCCATAGGATTATAATCTGTTAATACTCCAATGAATTCCTCAACGCTAACTGTTTCACTAGAGTAACCCCATGTATTATCACGAAATTCCTCAAAATTAGGTTTAATCCTTCTCGGGTGAGCTGGATCAAAGTGAACTTCCGGAATGAAGGTGTCAGTTATGCGGGCTATCATCACTCAATGATCATAATCATATTGAGGAGTGACACCTAGTCTCAAAGGCTTATTAATGCCAATGACTAGGTTAGCTATGGAACTAAATTTAACACGAGGCCGACCACAGGATGCTTCGAACAATAAGCGAAGAAACATATTGCCCATCAGCATCATAA